GAAGCCAATGCTAAATGCAGTTAATACGCCGTCTTTTACAAGATTGAACACATCTTCTGCTGCTGCCGAGATTCTGGCTTTAATCCACAATCCCTTTTCGTCAATTCTGTGTTCCACCATCCTACCAATTGGCTCACAGTGTTCGTGATAAGCAAGAATTACTGGATTTTTCAAGTAATTCTCCATGCCCGCCGTCCAAACACTGGCTGGTACAATATCGCCTTGTCTGTCCACATCGTTGGTACTTGCGTAACCTTCGATCATAACAGAGTCAATAATATCGTTTTTGGTAGGTAGATCATTACTTTTTGTGAATGTACTAGTAAGCGTTAGTACTTTGTTTTTATCTACCATTTTTACCCCTTGTTATTCTTTTGCGGAGGCGGGACGTCCTCCAGTAGCTGGGTTAGCAGCTGAACCAGCAATATTTGCTGGTATTCTTAATTCGTCATTGCCTGTAATGGTGCTATAACGTAATTCTGTTCGTGCTTCGTTAGCTGTAATAATTCCTGCATTAACTAACGTGGAGTGATATGCAGCAATGTCTTTTAATTCTGGTTGTAGGGCGGAAACTGAACTTGTAATTGCTTCAATGTCGTAACCGTAATATCTTTCTAAGGCAGACGTAAAACGTCTAACTATAGGCATTACTGTTTCTAAGTAGAATAGTCTTAAATTAGGACTAATATTGGCATTGTTGCCGCCTTCTAATAAGATTGGCGGAACTCCAATTGCTTGCAATATCATAGAGCTGTGAGTTTGGATCGACTGATCAAAATCCATGTCTTTGAAATTTGTGTTAGATAGGGAACTAGGTTTAAGTCCTGAGTCTAAGATTACTGGCTTTTTACCACCAGCCTTAGCACTATATCTTTGTAACCAGTTTTGAATTGTTCTTTCTTTGGCAACTTGTGAAAGCGTGTTATCGCTAGTTAACACTAAGCCAAACACAGCACCGTTATCAAAGAACTGGTCTTGAAACTCTTTCATGGAGTACAACAAGTTGATCGACTGTTCTGCCGACTCAATTCTGCTACTACCACGATAAATACTTCTGGAGTTAATATCTTTAAAGTGAAATACTTCTGACTCTTTAAACTCAGTTAATCCGTTATATAAATATCCACTAATAAACGTTTTAGTATCTGGTAAAATCTGTACTTCAATTGCTGGCAGGTGGTACATAAATACACCATCAAAGTGTATAAACACGTTACCATCCAAGATCAAATCTTTAAAGATTGCCATTCTGAATTCTTGTGCTGACTGATAGGGATTAGGCCTAAAATTCAGCAGGGTGGCTAGTTGTTTTTGGCGAATACCAACAACAACACCATCATGTACTTTGTCTTTAACATCGTAGTCCAAACTTGAAGCGGCAGACACTACCATGTTAACGGCTCTATTTACAGCTTCTACTTTTTGAAATGCTTGTAAATAACCGATTTTAGCGGTGGTACCAATTCTAGTACCCTCACTTTGTGCAATTCTTACTTGAGCTGGGTTTAGTTTCTCGCGAACCCACTCAGTGCTTTTTTGAAACCAGTTCATAATTTTCCTTAGATAAATTCTTAGAAAAAACTACCTGAACTAGTTTTGGGTATATCACGACCACCTGTTAAATGCTTTTCACGCTGTATCTCGATCCATCGAGCCTGTTTCGGTTCCGACCCAGGTTTAGGAGCTTTACCATAAACACCATGAAGCGCAACGTGGTGAGGGTTACAAAGGGTGTAAACCTGCACATACAACTCGTCATGATGCTCTGCAATAAACTCGTCTCTTACAGCTAAAATGCCATCGTCAGTAGAAATGTCATAGCCTTTGCGTTCAGCCCATCTTTCCAACAGTATGGTAACGGAGTGTAAGTGATGTAGTTCAAGATCAACACTGGTGTCACAGACACAACAGTGGTCTTGCTTCTCGTAAGCTGCTTTAGCTCGATCACGTACCCATTTTACTGGTATCCGTTTATTTGTGTTTTTTGCCATTATTTTAAAGTGCTACGCAACATCCATGAATGCTTTTTGTGTGCGTCTTGACGGTCTGCTAAAAAGTTAGCTAAACCATAATCACCCTGAGCTTCAGCAGCTTGATATACTGCTTTGAACATTTCACACATTAAGTCTGAATCAGCTAGTAGTTCTTGAGTCATTTGCATACCATCAGGTACAGACTCTTGACATTCAACTTCTGAAAGTTCATCTAGGGTTTCAAACGCTGCTGGCGCATAAATACGTAAAGCACGTAGCTGTTCAGCAAATGTATCAATGCTAGAACCTACTTCTTCGTAGATGTTACCAAAGAATTCGTGGTATTGTGGAAACAACGAACCTTCTACATTCCAATGGAAATTTTGTGCTTTTAAGTAAAAGCTGTATTCTGATGCAAAAGCTACTCGCATCAAATTTGCGTATTGTTCATCCGTCATTATTATCCTTTGTGCCGAGAATTTTTTCTTGGCATGCGTCATGCAATTACTAGTATTATACTCCGTAGGCAAGAAAATGTCAACACGATATTTTTGCTACCTATATGGTATAAGTATACAATGCGTATCTAACTGCGTCAGCCATGTGTGAATATTCATCATGCATAGGGCGCTCTCTTTGCAAGCCTTCACGAGTATCCCAACGATACTGATCGAACATAGCTAAGACTTCGGTGCAATGAGGAGCGATCTTTAGTCTTCCCTGCGCTACTAAAGTTTGCACATAGGCGATTCCGGGTAGTACGTCTTTTTTGGCTTTGGTGGTTGAAAGGTCGTATTGATAAGCAAGGTCTGATGCAAATTGTGCAGCAGCCGAGTCAATAAAGATTACTTCAACACCCCAACGTGAACATAAGACTTGAAACTCTGCTGCGTGTTGGGCTGTGGTTTGTTCGGACTTTAAGTATTCGTCAACAATCCAAAAACAGTCGGTGATACCGTCATAAACTATAACCACAAATGCTGTTGCGTCACGATAGCCAGGGTCACAGCCAGCAATGGCTTCGCCACGTATAGTTTCAGGCAACTCAGCAATACTGTCGTCAGCAAGTGCGTAAATTTGACCCTCAAACACAGTAAATGATGCTAAGTATTCTTGTTCAAACTCAGCCTTGCTCATAGACCGCCTGGCCTCAGCTACATCTGACTCAGCCATGCGGGTATTCTCCGAGTAGTCAGCTTGTAAGCTAATCCATTCCGGAAAGTTGGGATCAAAGCCACGATTCCAAAATTGTGAAAACCAGTTGTTGCGACCGCGCGGCGTTGAAATAAAGATAGCTTTGGCGTTGGGCTTGTCTAAGGTTGGACGAAGTGCAACGTTAAATGCAGCCTCACCACCTTCACCTAAGGCAGCTTCATCAAATATAATAAGATCATATGACCTACCAACTGTACTATCAACAGTAGATAAGCTACCCATGCGTATAGTGCTGCCGTTTTCCAGTTCAATTATTTTATCCTTTAAGTTGTCTCTGGCAACTTCTAGATCAAAGTGCTTGATGAGTTTACGTTGCAGTTCAAAAGAAATTGAGCTTAAGTTGTAGTTAGGCGAAATAATCAAGACATTTGACCCAGGCACTAAGGTGACTAGCTGCCCAATAATGTTGGCTATGTAGGTTTTGCCTAATCTGCGTGCAAGCGCAGCGCAGACGAATCGGTACTTGGGATCGTTGACTGCGTTGATTAATGCAACTTGGGGTCTGTTGATGGTATCGTAAATGTCTAAGAGCTTGAGATAGTTTACAATCGGCAACTTGATAAAGCGGGTAGTTGCCGGAAAGTCCACAATCACATCACAGTTAACGTCTGGTCTGGAGATGGTTAGCATTGATAACGTCCTGACGCTAATACTATTTGGCAGATGTGCTCTAGGCGTTCAATGTGTTCGTAAGCACGCCAAGGTGATGTATCCACAGCAACAACACCGTGACCTGTAATACCCACAATGTCATAACTAATAGTGCCCAAGTGGTCCAAAGCAAATGCCTGGTGACAGCAATCGGCTAGTTCCTGTGAAATAGGTGCTACTTGACCAACCACAGGAGCTACTTTAGTATAACGATTTAGTTCTGGAAATGCTTGGCTAATAGTATGCAAGTCAATACCTGCGTGCATAGCAGCTATAGTATAAGTAGGGTGTACGTGTACAACTACTCGGGTGTCTCCACAATGTTGACCTAATTTTTGTTGCAAACCAAAGTGTAGGGGCAGCTCTCCTGATGGAGCTAGTTTAGCGGATATATCGGTATATTCCATAACTTCCCAGCCTGTGGTTAAAAACGGCGGCACAGGATTTATTTGAGTAGTTAACCTAATTTTTTTAAATTGATCAGGCTGTAAGGTTTGTTTACGTGTTCCTGATGGAGTAATGTAAAAGTGGTCACGGTCGTGGTGGCGAATTGAGCAGTTGCCGTCTCTAGCAGTAATCCAGTTACGTTGATATGCGTCCAGCATTACTTCACAAATTGTTTCTAACATTTAATTCCAATAACGGTTATGATGAAGCTGCTGCCAGTATTCAGCATTATTTCTGTTTAAAAAGTTTTTGACTAAGTAGGCAGCCATACCAAAGTATCCCATCTTTTTAAAACGGCGTGAGTCTTGTCCAAAATAGTGTGGCATTAAACTAAACTTCTTGCAGCTAAACTGTTTTGATAAAAAGTAGTCTTCTGATGTAGTGCAGTGTTCAGGAAAGCCGCCAAGCTCGACAAAGCGGCTACGGCGCACAAGCATAAAAGCACCTACCGCAAAAGGTGAAAAGTGCTTTAGTACACGGTTTACCAAATTAAATAAACCAAACGCAACTTGTGCGCGACGGTCTGAGTCATAGCATCTGACATTTAATCCTACCAAGTCTAAGTTTTTGGAGTCTATTGCCTGTACACAATCCCAAATAACAGCAGGCTCAAAAAACCTGACGTCAGCGTCTATGAATAAGATATACGGAGTAGTTGCTAAAGCTGCAGCTCGATTCTTTGCTATACTAACAGGTCCACCCTCTATAACTTCTATATTGAGACCGTGGCTGTTAGCCGAAATAACTTCGCGAGTTGAGTCAGTGCTGCAATCAGCAATAATGATGCGGGTAGTGCCAACGGCCTGCTCACGCAGTGCGTACAGTAGGTGTGCAATGTAATCTTCTTCATTTTTGCTGGGAACCACAATGGTAACCTGATCATGTAGCGTCATCATATTTTGTCCAAGTTACAATTTCCCACAAACCATCCAGGTGTTCTACTAAAGCAGTACACGATTCAACCCAGTCACCGTCATTCATGTAGACAACACCGTCAATCATCTTGATTTCTGCATGATGTATGTGTCCGCAGATCACACCATCAAACCCACGCTTCTTACAGTAGGCTACCAAATTTTGCTCAAATTTAAACACAAAGTCAACGGCACGTTTAACTTTAGACTTTAGGTACTGCGATAAACTCCAGTAGCCAAAGCCCATGCGATGACGCAACCAATTAAATTTAGTGTTTAAGCCCAGCACAAAGTCATAGGCTTTGTCGCCTAAAAAGCTTAGCCAGGGCGCTAGTGCAGTAATGCCGTCAAATAAGTCACCGTGTGTTACTAGGTAACGGCGACCATCCAACCCCACATGAGTAGCTTGATTAGCAATTTCAATATTGCCAAAGCCTATATCATAAGGCATTAGTGGACGTAAAAACTCGTCGTGGTTGCCAGCAATGTAGATGACCCTGGTGCCGCGCTTGGCATAAGTTAAAACACGACGCACTACGTTAGTATGCGACTGACGCCAACGCCAGCGATTCTGCTGAATCTTCCAAATATCTAAGATATCGCCTACTAGGTATAAGGTTTCGCAAGTGTTGTGTTTAAGAAAATCGCACAGCTTTTCAGCTTGTGAGTCCACAGTACCTAAATGCACATCTGAAATAAAAATTGCGCGATAGTGTGCCATTATCGTGTCCAGTGTTTATTAAAGCGTTCAAAGTAAAACATGAGCTCAGCTTCGGCATCATCATAGTACTCGCCTACATAATCTGACTTGGTAGCGCTGTGAACGTTCTCACATAAGGCTACTAGTGAGATCTGTTTACGGTGAAAACCAAAGCCTGTCAAGGTTTTTAAAATCCACTGCCAGTTGCCGCCACGAATTATGCCAGCCTCCACTAGTACTAGGTGCTGATACTTGGTGAACTCTGACTCTCGGGCTAAAAGGGTGTCAAGGTACTGGTCTGTGGCTTCACCGGGGTAAGGCACGTCTAGGGTTACAATAGGCAGCATTTCTCCAGCTTGCGACCAAGCATGAGCCAAGTGCATGGCTACTGTGGCTGAGTAGTCAGGCGAAACCATAACAACACAAGTGGTTTTAGGGTTAAAATAACTAGAGTCTACTGTGGTTAATAACCTGTTAATCAGCTCTAGTTCTTTTTCGCGTGTAATAAAGTGTAAGGGTCTTGGCATTATACACCCTCACCTGAGATCAGTTGTTGTACCAACTTAGAGTACTTGCTGCCGTCTAAGCCTTCGTTGATTTGCACGTTAACTTGCTTTTGCGGTGCAGTGCCCGAACGGATTTTCTCCAATTGAATCTCCTTGTCCATGAGATCCATGCTCATCTTGTGCGAAAGGGCTAAGAGTTCTGAGATGTCCTTTTGTGAGCCGGCTCCGGCCTCCTCCAGCTCTTGAAACTTTTGCTTGATAAGGGCATCCATAGCTCTGCGCATTAAGAAACGGTTGTTGTAACCTGAGTCAAAAAACACAGCATCAATATACTGTTTTACTTCTCTGCGCTTGAGATAGTCTGTTACTACTTCAACTTCTATGTCCAGCTCTTGGGCCACCTTTCTGGGGTCATTGAGTTGCAAGTAGCAGTTTGCTACTTCAAGCATTTCAGGGGCCAGCTTGATGATTTCGGCAGGTAGATTTTGTGTCATAAAAGAATCCTTTTTGGGTTATTATATCAGGTTAGCGTTGTCGGAGCAAGTTGATTTTTTTGTGGTGGTTTTGGTGGTTTAGGGTCACGTGGCACGTGAATTTCATGCGCACCTTATTGTGTTTGAGTAAATTTTCAATGTTAGGCCGTGCCAGGGGGTCCAGCAGCGTGTGTGGTTTTTAGAGTCTGATAACCCCCCTGTCAGTATATCACAGATTGTTCTACCCCGTCAATAGGTGTTTGTCCCTATGTTGTATTTTTACACACTTGAATTTTTCTGGTTTTTTGGGCTATAATAAACACATGACAACGAAAGACACTATGAACAAACTTCAAGAATTTTTAGATTTAGCATTGTGCATGGCTTGCATTGCCTTGCCTTTCGTGCTATACTTTGCTTTTGTGATGACCCCTTAACCCTTTCAACTTTGGAGAAAATGAAATGACTGCAAAAACTGTAAACTATACCCCTGAGCAAACCGCCCAGATGGTCGCTGACTATCAAGCTGGTGTAGCTGTTGAATCCATTGCTGAAGCATTGGGCAAAACTGTTCGCTCTGTTGTTGCTAAACTTTCTCGTGAGAAAGTTTACAAGGCTAAGACCTACACCACTAAGACTGGTGAGGCTGTTGTTAAGAAAGATGCTCACGCTGATTATATCGGTCAAGCATTGGGCTTGAGTGAGGCTGACATGGAATCACTCACTAAGGCTAACAAGACTGCACTCGCTAAGATTGCAGATTTCATCAAGGCTGAGAAAGCCTGATAGATTGTAGGGGCTTTATGCCCCTACATTTTTATGCTATAATCTAGCCATGCAAAACCTTCACACATTCATTAAATTTTTAGGCTTAACTAAGCCTGTTGTTGTGCGTGTTAATACTCGCAACAATAAGCACTTTGACGGGCTTTACATTGCCAGATATTCTGATAAGACTGGTAAACTGTTGGAGCATAGAATTACAATTCATGTTGGCGATAATGTGCGAGAGTTTAATGCACTGTTAGCCCATGAGCTTATTCACGCATGGCAAGAAGAAAATGGTAAGACTGAGATACATGGTAGACACTTTAAACGATTGGCTAAGGCTATGGGCAATCACTTTGAGATAGAAGAAATCTATCTCAAGGGCGTTGATAAAAATTGAAAACAAAATGCCTACAAAACGAAATGTAATACTTTCGTTTGCTGGCGGCGCCATTATACCTGTATAATGGCAACGGTGTCAATAGGTGTTTTCCCCTATGTTGTATTTTTACACACTTGACTTTTTTGCTGAAAACTTGGTATAATAAACACATGAAAACAAAATACACTGAAAAACAACTTTCACGCTTCCATCGCTTTTGTGATCGGCATGGGCTTGCATTTGCAAACCTTGCCGAGTATAATGGCGCACTTGAACAATTTTTTTCTGAGGATGACCTATGACCAGTCAACAACTGTTGAACGACCTGCAAACCGAATTGTGGGATTTTTATAAAGATGTGCATGGGATGCGTCCTAGGCATTGGACGCAAGAAGAATGGAATTCTATGGAATTCTTGCAAGCCCAGCGTGAGGGTTTGATTAAGGTTATAGAATCCATGACACCTGAGCAAAAAATTGCTGAGGGTTGGGGTTCAAATGCCCAATGGGAATTTGAGGATTTTATGGCTAAGGCAACTGGTCCAGCAAGGGGCTAAATGAATACCTTTGTTTTCAAGAAAATTGAAAACAAAGGTACTACTTTTGAGGCGCCAATTATATCACATATAATTGGGGCGTGTCAAGGATTTTTTGCTAGGTGTTTTCACCTATGTTGTATTTTTGCAAAAACGCAAAATTTTTGTTGTAGGGCTGATTTTTGATGTATAATGATTTCATCGCAACAAGGAAACAAGCAAATGGCTAAAATCACAAAGGTTTCAATTTATGACATGGATGGCACAATCGTGGATTCTCTGCATCGTTATCGTACTATCATTGATGACAATGGCGAGCGTATCGACTTGGGTTATTGGCGTGAAAATGAGTATCGTGCAATGTCTGATACTTTGTTACCATTGGCAGAACAATATAAAAATGATCTCACAAACGAGAATTGTTTTGTTATTATTGCTACTGCCCGCGTTTTGCGTTCCGCTGATAATCAATTTATTCGTGAGATTTTAGGCGAACCCGATTATATCATCTCTCGCACTGATGGCGACACTATATCAGGCGCAAAACTCAAAATTGCAGGTTTGGCTAAATTCTTTAATTTGCTAAATTTCAAAGATGCTGAATTTACTTTTTATGAGGATAATGTAGATTATCTTAAAGCGGTTTGTGATCGTTTTAATATTCGTGGGGTTTATGTGCCAAGCAAACAAGGGCATTGAAAACCAAGGTTTGCAAACGAAAACGAAATGTAATACTTTCGTTTTCGGGGCGCCAATTATATACTATATAATTGGGGCTTGTCAAGCTTTTTTTGATAACTTATTTTTTGTGTGTGTTTAAAATACAACACTATGCAAAAAAATTTTATGATATAATCTAGGCTTACCAACTAAGGCACACAATGGCTAAAAAGCAGTTTTTTGCAATTCTCGATACTGAAACAACCATTAATGATACTGTGGCAGATTTTGCCATTGTGATCGTTGATCGTAATGGTAAGATTTACAATCAATGTGCGGTTTTGGTTTCGGGTCATTATAGCACAATGGAATTATTCCATGATAAAAATGCTAATGATATTTGGGGTTATGCGGGTTTGCAAAAACGCAAAAATGCCTATGATGCCATGCTAGATAATGGCGTGAGAATGTTGGCTTCAGTTAATGCTATTAATAAATGGATTAATCAAGCCATTGGCAAATATAATCCCTCATTAACTGCATATAATCTGGCTTTTGATTTGTCAAAATGTGCAAATACTGGTATTGATTTATCAGGGTTTAATTCTCGCTTTTGCCTTTGGCAAGCCTCAATTGGTAATATCTGCAATAAAAAAGCATTTAAACAATTTGC